TATTAAAATGGCAATACAAAGTCAAATAATAAAAGATTTAATAACAAATTTTAATCTATCAGACATAAAAAGAAAAATGATAGAAGGTGAAAGATATTTTAGAAATCAAAACGATATATTAAAAAAAGATTTAAAGTCATATAAAGTCTATGATAAGAATACAGGAAATACTGTAACAAAAACTAATGAAAATAAATCAGACCAACATTTACCTCATGGCTTTTATACTAAGCAAGTGAATCAGAAAAAAAGTTATGTGTGTGGAAAAACATTAACGCTTACATATAATATTCCAACAATAGGAGAAAAAAGTGAAGTTGATAAAAATGTAGAAAGAAAAATAACAGATATGGTTTGGACTATGTTAGGTTTTAAATTTGAAAAACTTATTAAAAATAGACTAAAAGAAGCTTCTAATAAAGGCAGAGCATGGATACATCCTGATTATAAAGATGGAAAACTCGTATTTAAAAAAATACCTAGTGAAGAGTGCATACCAATTTATGATAATGAAACTCAAAGTTTTTTAGAAGGATTTATTCATTTTTATACTATACAAGATTTAACTGGAGATAAGCCTGTAGATAGAATATATGTAGAATATTGGGATGAAAATGAAGTAAGGTATTATATTGAAACAAAAGTAGGTGATACTACTGTATATTTAGAAGATGTAACAAGACCTAGACCAGAATGCCATTGGTATAGAGAAATATATGATAGTGCATTAAATAATCTTAAAGAAATAGAAAAACATAGTTGGGGAAGAGTGCCTTTTGTAGAAATAGAAAACAATGAAGAAAAAATGACAGACTTAGAACCAATAAAACCTCTAATAGATGCATACGATTTAATAAATAGTAATTTTGTGAATACTGTTGAGGATTTAAAAGAAATAATATGGCTTATTAATGGATATGGAGCAGAAGACTTATTACAATTAATTGAAAATTTAAAAGTAAATGGAGTTGCAAGAACAAATGATACTGCTGGAAAAATAGATGCTAAATTATTACCAATTCCATATGAAGCAAGACAAGCATTATTAAAAGGGTTAAAAGAGCTTATATATGAGTTTGGAAGAGCAGTAGATACAAGTAATAAAGATTTAATAGGACAAGCTCCTAGTGGAGTATCGCTAGAATTTTTATATACAGACTTAGATATGAAAGCTGATGATGCAATAGGAGGTCTTACAAGTGCAATATATGAAATTTTGTGGTATGTATTACAAGATTTAAAAATGCGAGGTAAGATACCAGAGGAAATAGATGAATTTGATTTTAAAATTGAATTTAATAAATCAAGAATATTTAATGAAACTGAGAAAGTAACTACATTGAGCAATGATAATGTAATGAGTATTAGAAGCAAATTAGAAAAACATCCTTATGTAGATGATGTAGATATAGAAATGCAAAGACTTAAAGAAGAAAAAAAAGAAAATATGAAAATGCAAAGTCAAATATTTAATGCTTCTGGTGGATTTAATGATAATCATAATCATGACACCGAATAGGAGGTGTTATTTTTTTATGGCAAGAAAACCGACAGATTATTGGGAAAAACGTTCTACAGAATTAATGAAAAGAATTGAAAGAGGAACAGAAAACACAATTAATTCATTAATTAAAGCTTATGAACAAGCAACAAAAGATATAAATAAAGAAATACAAAAGATATTTGTAAATTATACTAAAGATACAAAATTAAAAAAAGAAACATTATTAAAAATGCTTTCAAAAAAAGAAACAGAACAATATTATAAAAATTTATTAGAAGTAATAAATAACAATATAACAGACGAAATCATAAAAAAGAAACTGTTAGCAAAATATAATGCTCCTGCCTATGCTTATCGTATTTCACGATATGAAGCATTACAACAAAATATTGATGTAGAATTGAAAAAACTGGCTAATATAGAACAAAAAATAACAGAAGTACAATATGTAGATACAATAAAAGAAGGGTACTATCACAATATATATGATATACAGAAAGGCACAGGATTAGGATTTAGTTTTGCTCAGATAGATAATAGAACAATAAATCTAATGCTTAATGAAAATTGGGTTGATAACGCAAACTTTTCTCAAAGAATATGGAATAATAATGAAAAATTAGGAAATTATCTAAGAACTCAATTAACAGCTGATACAATGTCAGGTAAATCAATAGCTAAAATAGCAAGTGAATTATCTGAATATATGAATGTAGGATTATATAATGCTACTAGACTTGTAAGAACAGAAGTAAATCATTTTGGCAACGAAAGCGAAATGTTAGCATATGAAGAATTAGACATTGAGAAATATAGATTTATTGCCACATTAGATAAAGTGACTTGTAAGCATTGTGCAGAATTAGATAATAGAGTATTTAACGTAAAAGATAGAAAACCACGGAAAAAATTATCCACCAATCCATTCGAACGATAGATGTACTACTGTAGCTGTATTTGATGACGATACAATAGAAGAACTACAAAGAAGGGCTAGAGATGAAAATGGAAAATCTATATTAGTGTCACAAGATATGGACTATGAGCAATGGAATAAAGAATATAAGCCAAAGTTAATATTAAACCAAGGAAATAGTAAAAGTAGAAAAGAAAAAATGAATTGGCAAGAACATTATGAAAAATTACAAAGTACAGTAATCAAACCACTATTACACAATACAAAGTTAAAAAGTTATAGAATTAATAAGTATCAAAACAAGATAATGGAGTTATATAAAAATAATGGAAATGAAAACATGTGTATATTAAATTCAAAAACAGGAGAATTAATAGGAAATATTACTAATGGAAGAAATAAAACAACAGTAGGATTAGATGCTAAAACAATGATAAAAATGTTGACTAAAAGAAGTAAATCTATTATTATGATACATAATCATCCTATAAATTATTCATTTTCTTTAACAGATATAAAGGCATTTAATAGATTTAAACAAGTAGATACAATGATATTATTAACAGATGATTATAAATATTATTTAAGAAATAATAATATAAAGTTAAAAGAAAAATTTATTGAGGATACATATAGAAGAATTGAAAAAGAGATAAAAAAGAAGTACAATAACTTAAATGGAACAGAAAGAAGAGATTTAGTAAATCAAAAATTCTTTAAGAAAGTGAGATGGATATATGAAAAAGAGAAAAATTAAGGGATATAAAAAAGGTAATATGAGATTTAAGCAAGGAATTACTATTATTTTTGATGATAGTGAAATACTAAAATAAATTAGTTATTAAAGTTTAATATTTATAAATGCAAGACGTAGAAATACGTCTTATTTTTATGCCTTAGATAGTGAAGTCTAAGGCATTTTATTACTCATTTGCTTGTGAGAATAAATAAAAAGAACTTTTCGTACTGGTAGCACCAGAATAAAAAAGCTAGAAAGGTAGGACCAATTATGGAATGGTTAAAAGAATTATTAAAAAAGGCAGGAGTAGAAAATGTAGATGATCTAGAAAATAAGATTGCTAAAGAATTACCAAAGCATTTTAAACCTGCAAAAGAATTTAATGAAATTAATGAAGAATTAAAAGTAGTTAAAGAAGAAAAGAAAACATTAGAGGATGACAAAAAGAAAATTGAAGATGAATATAACAACTTCAAAAAAGGCTCTATAAGTCAAACTGACTATGAAGCTAAAAAGAAAGAAATTGAAGATAATTCAAAGGCTGAAATAGATAAAGTAAGACTAGAGAGTAAAATCGATTTAGCAATTAATAATGCTAAAGCAAAAAATGTTAAATCTGTAAAAGCAAATCTTGATTTAGAAAAAATTAAATTAGATGGCGACAAACTTTTAGGATTTGACGATCAAATAGAAGCATTAAAGAAAAGTGATGCTTATTTATTTGAAATAGACAAGAAAGTCGATAAAGGGGTAGATGACAATAACCCTCATAAAAGAAAAGATGAAGGCGGAAGTTATGAAGATGATGAATTAGATAATTTATCAGATGAAGAATACTTTGCACTTCAAGAAAAAAATAATAAATAAGAAGGAGGGCAAAAATTATGCCAAATAAATTATTAACATGTCAAAGAATAGCAAGAGAAGCATTACCAATGCTAGTAAATAACTTAGTAGTACCTGAGTTATTTCATACTGATTATAGTAAAGACTTTGTAAAAGAAGGAGATACAATTCAAGTTGAAAAACCAGCTCAATTTGAAGCTAAAGATTTCAAGGATACAGTAACAATTCAAGAAATCAATCAAAAAAGTGTTCCAGTAGTTATGGATCATATTGCAGATGTATCTGTAGAAATTACATCTAAAGAATTAACATTAGACAGGGTAGCTTTCAATGAAAAGATATTAGCACCTATGATGGAAGCAATTGCTGAGAAAATAAACAAAGAAGGTCTTGAAATGTACAAAAATGTTTACAAAACATTAGGCACATCAGGAACAACACCTTCTACAATAGAAGTAATGGCAAATGCAAGAGGCTTATTAAACAAAGCAAAAGCACCAATGGGAAATAGATATGCTGTATGGGATCCAGATGCAGATGTTAAATTCTCTACAATAGATGCAATTTTACATGCTGAAAAATCTGGAAGTACACAAGCATTAAGAGAAGGTTCTATTGGTAGAATACAAGGATTAGAAAACTTTATGTCTCAACAAGTTGCAGTACATAAAGCAGGTACATTCACAGAAGTTACAACACCAAAAGTAAATGCGAAAGCTGAAACTGGAAGTGAAACTATTACAATTAAAGGTGGAACAGCAGATGAAACATTAGTAAAAGGAGATTTATTATCAGTTGGAGGACAACAATATGTTGTTACAGAAGATGCAAAAGCTAATACTGGTGTAATTACTGTAAAAGTATATCCAGCAGTCGTAACAGAAATTGCTACAGATACAGCAGTAACATTTATAGATAAAACTTCTGGAGGACATGTTGCTAACCTAGTATTTAATAAATTAGCATTTGCTTTTGTATCAAGAGCATTAGCGCTTCCAGTAGATGGAAGAGACTCTTATGTAATTTCTTATAAAGGATTAAATCTAAGAGTTGTTTATGGTTATGATATGCAAACAAAGAAAAATATGCTATCTATTGATACTATATATGGATTTGCACCATTATATCCATCATTAGCAGCAGTAGTATTAGGATAATCAAAGGCAGAGAAATCTGCCTTAAATTTATTATTAGGAGGGTGAAAAGATGGAATGTCCTAAATGTGGAAAAGAATTTTCAGAACCAATAATGCCTTTTCATATTGAAAGATGTGGAAAAGAAAAAGCAAAAAAAACACCACAAGAAAAGAAAATAGAACAAATGAATAAAGAAGAATTGCTTGTTAAAGCAAAAGAGTTAGAAATAGTTATTGAAGATGTAGAAAAGACGACTAAAGCTCAAATTATAGAAATGATAAAAGCAAAAAAAACACCACAAGAGTAGGTGATTTTATGGAATTAAAAGCAAAAAAAACACCACAAGAGTAGGAGATTTTATGGAATTATTAAAAAAAGTAAAAGAAAGACTTGATATTACAGATGATAAACAAGACAAAAAAATACAAGGTTATATTGATGAAATTACGGATAAAGTAAAATCTGTTTGCAATAGAATAGATTTTCCAACAGAATTAAATTATTTAGCAATTAAATATGCAAGAAATTGTTATATTTATTATAAAAATAAAGATAATTCAAACAATGAACAATTACAAGTAACTAGTGCAAGTGATAATGGGCAAACTGTTAACTTTAAAACAATAGAAAATGTTTCAAAAGATGATGTAGATGTTGATAAAGTAGTTGATAAAAATATAGATGAAATATCAATGTATGCATATA